TAGTGCCAACCGTTAAGCCTGTCGCTATCGTGAACGTTCTATCTGCTGAAAGGTCTTGCGTAGTGCCGTTAATCGTGAGCGTTCGCGTTGTTGGAACTTTGGTGCTATCCAAATGCTCAAGCGCATCATCTGCATTCGTTCCTGTTACGGTGCTATCATTCTGAACTTGCGATGTCTTGAGCTTGCTGTGCTGCCATTGAAAAGGTTGTGGTCCTAACGGGGTGCTAACGTATATCCAAGTATCGTCAACAGCAGGCGTACCGCTCTGAAAGTCTACTCCGTGAACACGATGTACTGTTGGATTAGGATAAGTGCCTTGCAAGTCTCCACCTGCTGCGCCACTTGGTGGTAACGTTGTAGGTATTGTAGGCTTATTAAGTATCTCAGCCACTCCACTAACTGCATTCCAATCTGAGTTAACTTGAGCAGCTGGTATAGTAGGCAAGTTATCTAAATCTCCATAGTCATTGCTAAAAGCAGTAGCACCTAAATCAGCAGTGTTAGCCTTTAAAGCTACATCAGTTTGAAGCGCTATGATGTCATCTACTATGCCTATGATTACAGCGCAATCAGGTAAGGTTTCACAAGTGAGCCCTATGTTATCTACTATTGCATACCATCCCTTTATCCCTGATCCATCAGTACCATAGTAGTAACTGTTACCTGGTGCTTCCTCATCATTAAGCAAGCTAACAAATACCCCATTCTGATCTAAGCTCTCAATAAACTGCAATGCTCCCCACCCGTCCGATGGTGAATCTGTTGGAGTGTTGTAGTTCCAGCTTGCAGGAATAGAGCATGCTGACCAATCGTAATCTAAGTTAAGCTCAATAGTTCCGGTAACTCCCGTAAGCGTATGAGTGTACTGCTCTACAAATGGCTCTGAATTAACAGGGCGAGTAAGCAGCACATCATCACCGAACATGTGCCCTAAATGAATCTCATTGATAAGGTCCTGAAAGATAAGTGAGCAGTCAGTAATGCTCTCAGCTTGGTAGCCCGTCTTATCTTCTTTGTCGCGAGGTAGATCAGAGATGAATATCTCAAAGCTAAATGCTCGAGTGCCTGGTGAATAGTTAATAGCTCGTGGCTTAACGTGCATCCATGGCCACTCTGCTTCTTTCTCTAAATCGGCTTGGCTAATCTCTCCATGCGTAAACCTTCTCAGCTGAAAGTGCCCTGCTGCGAACTGTCTAAACCTATCTACTATTACGTTGTATGTGTAATTGATTGTGCTCATATCTTATAGTGGAATTTAAGTAAGCTTTTGTTGTAAGCTATTTGCATAGTCCATCGCATAGGTTAAATGGGTAAAGATAGTAGTAGCTCGCGTGTTAGTTATAGCATCGAACTTAGTTACGTCTCTTTCGCTCATCTCCTCTATGACATGCCACCATTGATAAACGCTTGCTAATGTTTCACCTCTTCGGCTAGTTGACTGATCTGATTCTTCAGCTTCTCCAGCTCCTGCTCTAAATATTCGGGTGTACTGTTCTGCAAATCTTTGCTGAGTGTCGAAAAAAAAAGCAGCGCAGCATTCACATTAGCTAAGTTTAGCTTCCTCATCTGAGGCACATACTTAAGATGCACATCACTATCGTAATCCTCTATCTTATACTGCAGATTTATCTCAGCTGTAACAGGTCTATAGAGAATGCACATCAGCTCAGGTAATTGGTTAGGAAAGTTCTTACTGAATTCAGATAGATCTAACCACTCGCCAAAGGTCATAGATTTAAGGTTAGGATGAAAGCCGAACTTCACACCATCTATATCTATGAACTGCTTAAATACTTTCTCATCTTGACGCAAACCTTGAGAGTAATTTGTCACAATTTTATCAATAACTGTGACATCAATCTTCCTGATGTCATCTCTCTTTAATCCTGTTATTGCCTGAATCTGCGAAATGCTATCAGTTCCGGCATTAAGGAAATCTACGTAGGTGCCTAATGTCTGATCTGAATACTTAGTGCTTATTATCTTCTCGCTCATGATTAAATATTTGTGCCGTCTATGGTTATGTTAATGCTCTTTATCTCAGTGCTCAGCTCTTGCCTCTCTATGTAACCTCTCTGCTTACCTTGAGTCTTAAGATAAAATATTATAGCGCTTGTGTTAGGTGCATCTTTAATAGTTACTATCTCACCATCATGGGTTAGCGCTTGCCTTTCTGCTCCCTCCATCAGTTTCTTAAGCTGCGACTCTGCAAAGTCTAAAGCTACATTCTTAAGTGATGCTACAGCAGCAGAATACTCAGCATCATCTTTAAGCCATGCGTAATGCGTCTCTCTTCGTATGCCTATCTTCTCAGCTGCCTCAGTTACATTACCTAAGCTTGAGGTAAGTGCCTGAATCATAGCATCTTTTTTAACCGTTAGATTTTGTGGTTGCTCATCCATTACGCTAACTTATTCTTAAAGTGTGTTATTAACTGCTCCATCTTAGAGTCATAGTATTTAGCAAAGGTAGTAAATCCCTCTGAATCAACCTCATAAACTCTAAACATTGTGTTCCTTAATCTTTGAGATGGTTTTTTAAGTGTATCTTCTAACTCTGATTTAAGTGATTCTACTGCATCCAGCTCTTCTCTTCTAAAGCTCTCATCTTTAAAAGCTAAGTAACCGAACTGATTGGCTGTACCGAACAGTTCAGCTGCCTGAGAAGGTGTGAGCTCGTTAGTGCCAAAGGTAAGCTTAAGAGTCTTATCTTTTCTTGTGCCTACTGATTCAAGCTGTGCTGGTATTAATATCATGTGAGCAAAGTATCTAAGTCTATTCCATACTCTTTCATAGTGTCCTGCAATAACTCATTAACTTTAGACAGTAATATTTTTTCTTTACCCGTTAGCTCATCATATTTAAGCTGGCATAATAACTGAGTGTTAAACTCATTTAAGCATAGCGCTAAGTCTAATGCTTTAGTGTGCCTTCTATGGTCATTAACATCTTCTAAGTTATCAAAATCAAATGTAAAAGTTGCTTTCATATCTCCTTTTTTATTATTTACGATCCACAATAAAGGCAGCTCTCATCCTCTCCACCCTCTCCAGCATTTAGAATCTTCTCGCACTCCTTATCAATTTCTTTATCTGTAAATGTAGGATTAAACATCTTTACTTGAGCCCTCAAAAAGTTATACTTATTATCATTCATTTAGTTTTACTTTAATGTTAATTAAGCTTATTGCTAATTACTTAACTTAAGCTCTTAGCTAATTAACTTTTAGCTATTAACTTAATGCTTAGAGCTTAGATGCTGAGCTAAATGAGAGATAGAAGTATCCAGCACAAAGATTTCTCTAAGTGTTGGGCTCTCATCTAAATGACTGTTCTCATGCTTGTCGCTTGAGTGCTTCGCCATTATGAATTAGTGTCATCAGCAATGTGCACTAACCTGGTATCTACCTTTTAGAGATATTGCCATCCCTAAGTAACCTGGGGCTTATACCTTAGCCATACCCCTGAGCTGTGTTACTATCCCGCAGTAGCTCAATTCATTCTTTACACTGCTGTTAATCGCTTCCCTCTGTAAAAAATATAGCCCTAAGGATGCAGGGTGAGAACATCCAAAGGGCGTATAAAACCTTAAATCAAATCTACAGTAATACCACCCTATGACAAATCTATAAATAAAAATGTCACTCAGTTAATTTGTGCAAAACTATTTTGGCTGTTGAAAACGTAGCACAGTAATGTATATCCAAAATGGTAGCCATACAAAGCCTGTAAATACCACACCCATGTAAGCGTACCAATGGTAGTTAGATAGGTGTCTCTGATGTCTGTAGATGTTTAGGCAGAGTATGCCAGTGTGCAGTAGGAAGCCTACTAAGTAGATGATTAGTATAGTCATTCTTTAGTTATTTGTTTGTAAGCACAATATACCGTTCCAAGAATTACATCTAATCCAATAATGGTTAAAGCACTTTTCCAGGATATGTTTATCACTTCATAGTATTTTAAAGCTATTAATAGAGCTCCAATTAAAAGAAGAATGAAGTTAAGTACATTTCTAATTTTTGTGAATTTTTCCATGATGTTTATTTATTTGTTTATAGTTTTTTTCTTTTAGCTCTACGTTTTTTTATGGGTGTAGTTGTTACCTCTGTTATTGGCTCAGGAGTGAGCTCTAAGTTAGTTAATTCTATCAGTGCTTGAGCTGATTCTAATTTAGTTAGCTCAGAGATTAGCTGCTGCTCTACATCATCTACGTACTTCTTAGCGCATGGACCACAGCTTGTACCAGGGTAATCTAATTTAGTATATTTCTTTCTCAGCTCACCTACCACTTTCATATCTTGGCTCGTTACGCTGTTCTTTCTTTTCAAAGATTCAATAAAGGCCAGCATATTCTCAATTACTAATCTATCATTTAAGATAGGCCATTTCTTAGCAGGGCAATCTTTTACAGCATACATTGCTAAGTGATCTATAGGGCAGCCGCATGGCTTGAATAGATGGCCATTAAGCTCAGTAGGTTTAGCAAATGGATTAATAGCATTAGTTGGAGGCCCGCATGTTTTATAACGCGTGTTAAATACTTCGCAGTTATTGCAGATCTCAATCCTCGCAGCGTAGTTTTCTTTAGTCATATTTGTAACGAATTTCTAAGTGTTACTTTAGCTTTCTTAATTGTCCGGTAAAGATAGTTCAAAGGTATGCCTGTTTCTTTAGCTAGCTCTTGATAAGAGAAATCATCTAAGGCATAAAGAAAGAATAGCTCTCTCTCAAAATATGGCAGTCTACTTATAAATATATCTAACTGCTCATTCTCTAAGCGCATCCCTACGCTCTTATTTACATCATCTATAATATCATCTTTTAGATCATTCCTAATCTTCTCGAATCTTAAACGAGTATAGTTAAATGAGCTATTGCTGCAGCGTGCAGATAGTCTAATAGCATTGCTAACGTAATTGTTAAGCTTGCCTCGGTTATGAATATCCTGCAATTTATCTTTATCTGATTCTAATATCTTCAGCAGAGTGTCATGCAGCAGCTCATCAGCTAAATCTAAACGAGTAACAGTTGCTGCTACTCTGCGCCATTCAGCGTAACACCTATTTATTTCAGAGGTGTAGGTACTCATCAATAATTAATTTAGCCTCATCAAAGCTCTTGCATGTAACTGCTTGGTAGCCATTGTTAATTAACTTTGCTTGCCAGTCTTTCTGAGATTGACTCATTACACCCTTAGCTGTTTTCATCTCTATAGCTAATCCAAAGAATGGGCCCTTAGCATTATAGATAAAAATATCAGGAAAGCCTTTTACGTATCCTGTTTTCTTCATCTTGACAGCCTGCTTCATAGAGGTACGAACACCCCCTGCAGATGCACAATAAAGCAGCCGAGGATACTGAGCAGTAATATAGTTAATAACTGCCTCTTGAATTAAAGCTTCCTCGTTCTTCATGTGCTCAAAATTAGTGTATTAACTTATCTGCTTTCAACATCTTATTCACATACTTATGCACATAGTATTAAGTGTGATATATTTGACTATCCATTTCAGCCTTTTGGTTTAGGCTTATATTGATTATTTGATTACAGGATAGCTCTACAAACGTGTAGGGCTATTTTGTTTTATACCCTTTTGCGTATAATTTGCAGATATTAGCGAATATAAGTACCCGAATGGGTGTATATTTTCCACTATAAGGCTTATTCTGTAGATTATTTTCTACTATAGCTGTCGCAAAAGTCTACTATACTTGCGACAAAGATGTTATTAATAGCATCTAATCCATATTATAGTATGCAATATCCCTTATAATACACTTTTAAGTACGATAAAGTGTGCTAAATCACACTTTAACTTAGATAAATGCATACTTAGTATAGTTCCTATTGAGCTCAAAGTAAGCTCGCATCATTATAGCATCAGCTATATCGGGAGAGATTCCACCGGTGCGCTGGCTGATAGTATCTTTTGATGTTACTCTTAGCTTACCTTCCTTATCAGGATCTACTCTCCTGATTAACTCAAGCTCTTTGCAGATATCCTCTTGCCATTTAATAGGAAAGGTAATTTCATTCTTATCTATCAGCTCACCTAACCTAAAGTAACAGTCTGCTTTTAGATTCATGTACTGAGTGCCTCTCACAGCTTTACTGCCATTCATAAATTCCCTGCAGCGTAGGCTGTCAACGAGACCTCCCCCCACCCCATCAGCATCTGCCAGCACGTTAGATAGCCTAACACTATACTGATTCATTAAGCGCTGTATCTCTGCCTTTACTTCATCTTGTCTCTTTTGTCTAAGCACTACTATATCAATACAGCTTAATCCTTTCCATACACATAGCACTGTTCTATCCTTTCCAAGTCGCGCGATGTCTGCTGTAATATATCCCTCACCTACGTTCATAGGCTCTCTAAAGCATCTCATTAGCTCATCATAAAGATACAGTCTATCTGAGCTGTTATCAAATTCCCAGTCTCCTTCTAAGAGTCTCTTTCTATCTGCTTCGGGTAATCGGGTAAGGCTCGTAACGTAGGCTTCAGGTAGGTACAAATTGTCCCCAGGTAGCGCCTGAACAAAAGCTAAGTGTTCAGGTAGATTCTGATTCTTATAGGGCAGATAGAATTGGTTATAAATCCATCCCTTCGATGGGTTACATGTAAGTAATATCTTAGGCTTTAATCCAAACTCATTAAGCTTGTATCTTATACGTGAGCAAACTACACTATAAGCTTTCTCACTTATCTCTGTAGCTTCATCTAAAAATACATCAGTGAGCTCCAATCCCCCAAGGTCCTGGTAATGTGGATCTGAGGGGTAAAATTGCAGGTCAGCTAAGATTATCTCTGAGCCGTTGCTGAATTTAATAATGTGAGATTGCTGATTGTAGTTAAAATCCTCTCCTGCCTTAAGGCCAATGTCATTAGCTACCTGAAAGAATGTATTCATGGTAGTTTTTTTTAGCGTGTCTAACTTGGCTCGGCCAATCAGTGAGCGTGTACCTGGGTATTTTAAGCGTCTAAGAATCTGCCACATGCAGCCTAACATAGTTTTGCCACCGCCTGCAGCTCCTCCATAGAGTATTGTTTCTACTTGTGAATCTGCTGATAAGAATTTAAGTGCCTCGCTTTGCCTTGTTAGTGGCTTAAAATTGTAGTTTATTTGTCTCTCCATTGCACAAAAGTAGGTATTACTAATGTAGTGTCAACGGGTTTAGTTATTCTTTCTAAATCTAACTGTAACAAATACGCTCCTAGAGGTTTAGGTGGTCTCATGCGCTCAACGTGGAAGCCCATAAAGCCCTCGTCATACTCTTCTTTGTAAGATGCTGTACGAATGTGATGCACGTATCTCATATTGATTCTATAGCCACCATTTGCAGCATAGCATAACTCCTCTACCATATCTGAGTGATGGTATAATTCATGCACGTGGCCTGCCCAAATGCAATCAGCTCCATCTATCATTACACCCATACGGTTATTTTGAATTACTCCCTTAGTAACTACTCCTCCTCCGCCTGATCCATGGTAGTATTTAGTTTTAAACACCATCGCGCTCTTGTCGTTTTTCATTACTCTATGAATCCACCACCCACCATAGCCACCTACTAAAATATTACTGCCTGCTTCTCTATTTAATCCGCTTACAAAGCGCTCTATTAAGTCAGTCTCACAGTTCTTTATTATAGCAGTCTCATGATTGCCATATCCCACGAATACCATCAGGTGCGCGTATGGCTTAAACCAATCTATAGCAGTGTTTACTAATGCATCTAAGTAGTTAGCCACGTTGTGTTCAGGTAAGATGTCTTGCTTACTTCTACGCGGATCATACTTGCCCTGCATGCAGCAAAATAAATCACCATTAACAGCGAAGCTTATGTTTTCAGCTAAGCATTTATCTAAGTGTGCCTTTAATAGCTTTCTATCACAATGGGGATTATCCCAGTGCAGGTCGCTCATCATTAAAAACTTATCTCCACTCTTGCAAGTAGTGATTATGACATTTCTACCCTCGCGATATGATGTAATCATTTGTGATTATGTTAGATTTTAACTCCTGAAAATGCTTTTTAAATTCGTTGTAAGGTACGTCTATTACTATAGCATTATCTATGCCCTGCATCAGCGCTAACGTGCGCTCTCCTACATAGTAAGTACCATCTTTTCTAAACTCTACTTCTGCTTGGATGCCTACGCACTTTCTTGCATCAAACATAAAAGGAATATCCTCTGCATAAGTAGACTCAAGGCCTATATCTTCGCTGTAATTCCACTGTATAATTGTGCAGCTGCACAGCTCAGGTAACAGCTTGGCATTTAAATCTATTGGCTCCTTCTTCTTTCTAAATAGATTCATAAGTAAAGGTTAATAAAAAAGCCCAGCGTAGTGCTGAGCTCTTTAAGTTAGTTACTAACACCTACTTGTTAGTGGAAGAAATTAGATAATTAAATCAGAATAGTGTTAATTGATTCTGAGGCTTAGTACTAATATCGGATAACAGAATATCTAAAATTCTATCATATCTCTTGTAATCGTTATTAGATTTTATTTGATTGTAAAGAAGTACAGCGCCTCCTCTATACGCTTCCTCTTGCGTATCAAATACATTGTGTTCAGCGTGATAAATTAAAGGCTGTCCCCATCCCTGGTCTTTACCATAAAATCTAATAGCATAACTCCATTTACCATTTTTAACTATAGCTACACTAATCTGCGCTTCATATCCTTTAAGGCATTTAAGCGTTTTAAGAATAGGATTTTCGCATACATCGTGCTCATTAAATTTAAATATTTTCATCTTCACCTCCTAAAGTTAGCTGCTTAGCAGTCTCATAGCTACCTCGGTTATCTAATGGAATAAATCCACTACCATTACCATGTACTACCTTCATGAAATCTACCTCTACTTTAGCACTATTAACAATTACTTGCGCTACATCTGCTATAGTCTTTGCTTTATCCATCTCAATATCTCCATCTTTAAGCGCTTCTATTACTTCAAATAAGTGATTTCTTAAATCTTCAATTTTGTTTCTGGCCATTGTTTATTTGTTTTTTAAGTTTTTTAAGTGTTTTCATTGCAAATCTTAAATCTGCAGGGTATCTAACTATGCTATTTCTTCTCATTACATC